AAATTACTGTAACCTTTAATTAATCTGTGGTACATCATACTTGGTATGTGATAGACTTTGTTTTCTTCTAACAATATTGGTAAGCATCCGTTGTATTGTAATTGCCATGCTTCTCCTTCCAATATTTGTATATGTCTATCTGCCATATCTCTGTGCCAAACGTATTCGTTTTCCTTATCGGCAACATTAAAAAGTCTAATGTCATCAATATCAGTATATGGCTTACCAGAAATAACTTCCACCGCCCTTTAATCCTAGCTCTTTTGCATATTTTGGTAATCTACATGACCAATAACCTGCACTGAGTTTATCTGTTTTTGTTTCACAATTATGACGAGATGCAAAGTTCTTCGCTGCAGCTTTATCATTTATCTTAGCGCTTAATCCGCCTTTTTCATCGCCAAAGTTAATCTTTTTAACGTTTCCGGTTTTAGGATCCTTTACGTATACAACGTATTTTTTAGGACCTTCAGATCTCTTTGGACTATTTAATTCTGGTTCTGCTGCTTCCAGCATTGGAGTATCTAATGGTACATGTTTACTTTCAAATAATCCAAATTTGTCAAAGAACGTTTTTGATTCTGATTTTACCTTTTGAGCAAGATCTTTATCTGCACCGCCCCAAGTTCCTTTACCCTTTGCAATAAACCCATTTACTCGAGCATATGCCCATTGGGTCGCATTTGTTCCAGGTCTATGTCCTGTTTTCCAAGCTCCATAGCCTCGATCAAATACCTTTTTTAAGATACCATACGCAATACCTGATTTATCAGATTTTGCTGTTAATGATTTTTTGACTTCGTCTTCGTTTATTTTATTCATATACTTTAACATAAGCCGAAGAGTCTTCTGCTTTTGATCCTGCGTAATTAACTATTTTTGTTATAAAACGATTTGCTTTTCTACCCATATTAATATCAATATAATATGCTACATAGAGACATGCTAATTTAGCTGATATCCAATTCGTATCTTTCTTGAAGAGCTCTGCTTCAAATTCTTCACGAGTTGTATTTTTATAGAAGTTATTAAACATACTCCAAAATATCGTGACAGCCTTTGAATCTTGTTTCTTTGCAATAAGTTTAGCATATTTGTAAACTCCAGCTTTATGCTTAGGTAAATTCTTTCGAAATACTTGTTTAATTCCGTCTTGGAATTCTTCCCAGCCAGCACCACCGCCTCTTGAGGTTTTTAGCACGATTTCTCCTTTAATGGATCCTCCTGGACTACCATCACGAAGTTGCAACTTACCTTCATCGAATATTATTGCAATACCTTTGTTGGACCAGAATGTTCCTCTTTTTTCGCCTTGAGTAAGTATCTTTAATACTTTATGATCGTCAGTATCAGGCGGAAGTTTAATATTATATTCTTTTACTTTAAGACTTTTTACAATTTTCTTCAACGAAATACCAACTAATTTACGATCTACAAATAGTTGTAATATAGTTTTATTTATTGCTTTAACGTTGTCTGTATTTAATTCGCTTAAATTGAAATTACTTGTGCATGCCCAAATATCTCCAGGATTCCATTTATCATCTTTCATTGGTTTTAGACCAGAATTTTTATAAGCGTCATTTTTAGCTTTATAAATTCCTTGCATTAATTTTGAATTACGATGAAATGTATGTCCTTTTTTGATATATCCACCCTTGACAAGTGCTTCTGCAATGACATATGATGAATGGAACCAAGCATCGTCGACTCCTAAAACTTCATCTAATGATGCATCGACATCACATTGTTTATATGCAGCTTTTAAAATATCGTCGTTTTTAAAATAATCTTCGTTCTGCATACCATGATCTAACATAGCATAACATATGACAGCATTATGACATTCTGTTACTTTAGTAGATAAGCTTCCACCACCTGAACCGCCACCACCGCCAAAGGCAGATGATTTACTTAAATCTGATGATGTAATAAAGGTATCGTTTTTACCTCTTAAAGTAAATTTCATACCGTCTTGCTTAAACTGCTTTGCTGCAGCCACTCCAGCTTCAATATCTGTAACTGTGAATGTTCCACCCTTTGCAAGTTCTAATGGAGTATTTGATTTTATGAGTTTGATTAGAATATCAGGACGTGATTCGCCTTTGTATTTACCAGCAGAAGCATCACCCTTTAATTGTGCAGGTGTCATTTTAACTGCTTCGTTAACTGAATTAAAATCTTTAAATGCTCGCATAAACGTTCCTTTGTTAGTACTATTTATACAGTTTTATAAGTCAAGCGTTATAAAAGGGGTTAGGTTTTATGTGCCCATTTTCATCATAGCATATTATTTTTTGCTTTTGCAATATCGTTAATAGCTTTTCAGCACCATCTTTACGTCCAATTTTGTAACTAGACCAAGCTGCGCCTGAAACGACGATTATTCCTATTAGGAATTCGTACATATAGTATACTCCAACAGAAAACAATCTTGAATATCAAATTCAATCTTAGTTCTAAACGTCATCGTGTTGTCTGTTCTTCGTAACTCTTTCATACGTTCTAATCTTTCTAATTCGCTATGGAATGTTTCTACAGCTGTGTAGGATCTAATTTTTTCTTGTATAAAGTGTTTCATATTTTTTCTCTCATATAAGTAAGGGGACCACAACTCCCCTTTCGTACGTTCTGACGTAACCACTCGCGGCTTTCATGCGTCCTGCGAGTGACGCTGGTTCCCTATAAAGTTCGGTTTGAACTTATATAGGAAGGACCGTAAATATTGTTTCTTGTAACAGAGTAACCATCTAATAGATTTCCTCTTGCCATGTTGAGAGCTGGTGCTCTCCATCCGTTTGCCATTAAAACGTCACCTCTTTTAAAAGTAACTTGTTTGATGCCATTAGCCATTTTTCTTTCTTTTGTGAAATCATTAATATTAATGAATCCCCAAACTCTTTGACCAACTTGACCACCAGAGGATACGTTAAAGCTATCGCTTTCAACGATCTTAACGAATTTTCTCCCTTTTTCTGCGGTATATTCTAAATTATCTTTTAGCGTTGGGTGCACTTCGGTTGTTGCAGCTTTGATATCAACTAATAGTTGATTAACCGCTTTTTTTAAATTTTGTTCTTTCATTCTTTTCACTCCTTACAGTGTTGTTTTTTAAATATAGGTATATTATACCACACTATGGAGCATTTGTACATGCTTTTTTTCATTTATTTTCATTTATTTTCAAATAATATCGTCTACAGGAAAGATGTTATATATGGCATCTGCACATGCTTTGGCTATTTCTATATGTTCTGCTTGTGTTCCATTAGAAGATCTTAAATCAATATAATGGATCCATGATCTTAATGTTCCGTTAACATACATCTTACTTACTGTAAGTCCTTCAGGCAAAACTGATCTAGCTTGTTCTTTGGCTATGCCAACATCTAATGCCCATTGATAGGCTTTCTGACATCGTTGAATAACGACTTCTTGATAAGATTCCCATATATGATTAATAGCACTGTTTTCATCAATAGGGATTGAGTTCTGTCTATTTTTCGTATCTTGTAATCTTGCGGGACGAGTTTCAAATGCTACATCCAGATCTTGCACATCGGCATATCTCTGTGAGTATTCTTGAAATGAAAATGATCGATGTCTTAAGATCTGTCTTGCGATATCTCTTGTAGTCTCGATCTCTAAACAAACATTTACCATTTCTAATGGAGACCAATGTTTGTGTTTTACTAAGTATTTGACAAGCTTTTCAGATGTCTCTTCGTTGATTTGTCCAGACGGGTTTGAAACCCTGGCACAAAATGCTACCAACTGAAGAAGATCTGCATCGTCTGCAGGAAAATCCTCAGTTGGTTGCGAGTATGATATAAGCTTAACTTTCAATCAATTCATCCTTAAGTCAATTAGAAATTATAAATTAGAGATAAAGCTGCACTATCAGATGCTTTTCCATGTCTAACATTATCCATAATCATGAGATTAAGATAGACTTTTCCAACTTGTTTTCCAACATGCATTCCTACATGTTGCATACCGTTGCTGTTTTCACCGTATTCAAAAGCTACATTGACTGGTTCAATAAATGAAAGTCCCTGTCTTACTTCTAAATAAGTATTATCACGATTATCAGTATCAACGTAATAAGTTACCGAAGTATCTTTATACGCAGTTGTTACGAATAGTTCTTCAACATCATCGATCACTTTATCATAGTTATATTGTATAACACCACCACCGACTGAAAAATCGTCAGTAACTTTCAGGTCGTAACCTGCAGTTAAATCCCATTCCCAACTAGTGTCAGTACCAAAGTCGACTTGACTTGCCCATACAGAACCATAAAAACCTGAGTTTTCTAGTTTTAAACCTGCACTTACTGCAGAACTTCCTGCATTTTGGGACATACCTCTCCAGAAATAATCAGAACCAAGTCCAATCTCTCCTTCAACGTCTGCATACATTAGTGGCGAAAAACACGCTGCAGCTATTAAAGCTGTAAACATAGTTTTAAACATTATTTCTCCTCCATAATTAGAGTGTAAACACCCCATGCAAGTCCTACCCATGCGAGTAGTTTGACAACACCACCGAAAAGTATCACTGATCCGCATACTACTATAAGTAATACACCATCTTGTGAAGTTCTTTCAGGCATTCTTGCCATAAGCCATTCTTTGGCTGTTTGTAAATATATCATAGATTTCTCCTCTATATTTTAAATTCGGTGAAGTCTTTACTATCTCTATCACCGAATGTATTTATCGGACCCGTATCTTGTGCCATGTCAGACATGATATCAGATTGGGCCGACTCCTCTACGTCATATAATTTCATCCTCGACCTATCTACACCGATTACAAATCGCTTGTATTTAGTCGGGTCATTATAACGATTTTTCAATTGTTTTACCATTATCTGACCAAGCTCTTCAAGTTCCTCTGTTGAAATTAGAGCGAACATTAAATCTGCTGTCGCAGGTAAACCAAAAGATTCCGAAGTGTCCTCTAGACCTACATCAGTATTACCAAATCCAGACCTAGTCGTTTGCGTTGCGCTCATGATAGGGACATTAAATTCAACCGCTAAGCCACGCATTTCCTCTGCAATTGCTTTCACGTATGAATAAGTATTTATACTTCCACCTAACCCTCGGATGCGCGCGGACGCACAAATATTTAAATAATCTATATAAATTATATCAGGTTTGAAGTTCTTTTTAAGCTTTAATTCGTTAAGTAAAGCTCTGAAATGTCCAGTATGAGCTGCGCCCGTTGGATATTCCTTTATGACTAATTTACCAATGTTTGTATGTGCAAGCTTTGATATCTTGCCATCAAATACATTCTTTGGCATATTGCCTAGTTGTTCTATTGGGAAATTCATAAGGTTAGCATCTATTCTTTCTGCGATGCGTTCTTCTGCCATTTCCATTGTTATGTATAGAACATTTTTGCCTAAATCAATATTAGCTGCAGCACAATGGCACATGAATAAGGATTTTCCTACTCCTGTACCTGCTAAGCATATATTTAAGGTTTTGTTTGGTAAACCATTCTTTGTCATTTTGTTGAAAAAGTCTAAGTCAAATGGGATTCTTTGTTCTGTTTTATTGTAAAATTCGAACCTTTGTTCTGAATTATCAATGTAATCATGACCAATTTCTTGATCAAATGATACACCTAAAGCAGTACTTAATATTTCTGGAATCATTCCATTACCAACATCTGGTTTTTTACCATCGATAATTTGAATTGACTCCATAATAGCATTATATATTGCTTTTTCTTGACACCATTTCTCTGATTCTGCAAGTAGATAATCGATATCTACATCTGTTTTGTCTTTTAATTCATGAATCAATTGATTCGCTTGATTAAGTACATCATCAGGTGCATTAACTTTAGTAAGTTCTATTTCTAGTACTTTTGATGTTGGTATCTTATTGTGTGCTGTAACAAATGATACGATAAGGTCGAATATGACCTTATGAGATCCATCAAAATAATCATTCTTTAAAAATGGAATGACTCTTCGACAGAACTCTTCGTCGTTAATCAGATGTGATAGTACGTGTGTTGGTATCTGTGTTGATATGTCCAATTTTTGCCTCTTTATAATCTAGTGAATCCTTTATAACAAATTGTAAAATATCACCTAAATGATTCTTAAACTCAATGCTATTAATAAGATCGTCATGTTCAAATTGTCCACTATCTTCAATAGTGTAGTTAAATTGTAAGGTGGCAGTATCTAATTCTGGTGTTTCTTTGATAGAAACCTTACCATATATGTATGATACTCCTGCCCACTTACCTGTTTTTAATTCAAGTGCATAGAAATCCACATCGGGTTTTTCTAAATATGCAAAGTCTTGTTCTGTAATATTATTCGTCATCTTTAACTTCTTTAGTATCTAATAAGGAAACTGATCCGTCAATAGTAATATCTAATAGCGGTTTGTGTCCAATTTGGTAGTGACCTTTAATGAATTTTTTGAAGTCTGTTCCATCAAATATCGGTGTCCAAAATTCTTTGAGAAGTGTATCTTTTTCCCTAACTTTAGGATCGAGCAATTCTCCAGTATCTTGATCAACTCTACAATACCAACCATTACTTGGCTTAGCAACATAATTACCAGCCATTGCAACATCTAGTAATCCTGAGTATGGAGCAATTCCACCTTCCCATGTTACTGCGATAGGGACTTTAGATTTTTCTTTAACAAACCTTGATTTCTCTACATTGATTACAAAATCGTAACCTTTAATTTCTGTTCCTTGTTTATTCTGTCTTCGACCGATGATCCAAATGTTATCTGCTGAGTAATATATTCCTGTACCACCGCTGACGATAGCCTTTGGGAACAATCCAATCTCTTGATATGTATGATTTACTGCAAGCAAAGGGATATTCTTCATGGTTAAATAAGGAGTGACCATTCTGAATAATCCCTTGAGCGCCTTCGCTCTTGACATGTCTGCTACACCTTTTTCATTAAGTGCGTCCTCTAATTCTTTCTTAGATGCTAAATTACCAATAGAATCGATAACGATTATTACGTTCTCTGCTCTATCAATTTCATCTAGTTGATTCACTAAGTCAAACTTTAATTGTTCGACATCTGTGATTGGAGTATGTAATACTCTACTTGTGTCTATTCCAAACGATTCGAAATAAGATTGGGGTGAACCAAACTCTGAATCATAAAACAATAAGACTGCATCTGAATGCTCTTTTAAATAGGCTGCTGCCATCAATAAAGCAAATGATGTTTTAAAATGTTTTGAAGGTCCTGCTAGGACTGTAAGTCCTGAAGTTAATCCTCCGTCTATATCACCTGATAACGCTACGTTTACCATCGGAACTTCGGTGACTACTACATCTTGTTCCTGAAAGAATACTGAATCTTGCAACACTGCTGTTGTTTTAATTTTACTATTCTTTTTTAATTTATCCATTATACTCATAATTATCTCCAATAACTTCTGTTAGGCCTAAGTTGATTTTCTCGTTCTTGCCTTTTAGAACGACCCACAGCTTCTGCTTTTTTGCGTTTGCGTTTCGCAGTAGGTTTTTCGTAAAACTCTCTCTTACGAACTTCTTGAATAATCCCAGCTCTTTCGACTGCTTTTTTGAATTTTCTCAAAGCGATGTCAAAAGGCATAGGCTTTTGTGGTCTTGTGTCCTTAGGATTTTTGTTTTTCCTAGGAGTTAAATCTATACTTGGCATATTTCCTCTTTATATTTATACATGGGTATATTATACCATAAAATCAGACAATTGTACATGGTTATTTCCCCATTCTTTTCTTCTGTACTTCTCAGGATTGAGATGCACTGATGATACGCTTTCCATATTATCTTTGGCATAGCGGTCACCGTTCATCAATAACCAGTCATCTGGATATTTAACTCTATTCATCTTAAGACGATCCATCATATGAATCCAATCATTAAGTGTTTTAATTCTTTCTTCTCTCGTTCCCCAAAATGGTTGATCTTTATAATAACCAGTTTTAGGTAACTTTCTTTCTTCGTGTTCTATTGGCCATGGGGTTGAATATTCAACTTTGATTCCCATTTCTTTCTCAATTAATTCACCAAAGACTTTAAACTTTATTAACATTTCTTGGATAGCTTCCTTTCTATCTTCAGCATCTGGATATAATCTAACTAAATGATGTCGAATATCGATATTACCAAATGACAATGTAACTCCCTGCAAAGGTCTTCCTTTCGGTCTATTATCCATTGTATCGGCTAAATTGTCTTGTACATATTGAAAGTTATCTTTGATTTGACCATTCAATGTAAGTCCATCTTGTTTAATAACTGCTGAAGGATACGGTGAATATGCTGCGGTATGGCTATCTCCTATCGATATCCATGGCATGAATAATTGTGATGATCGTAATGTAATTGCTGATTTGCATTTTAATGAAATCGTATCACACCATTCTTTATCTTCAACGTCCTTTCTTTTCTTTAACATTGCACCATAATCTGGCATGTCAATATCAAGTGAATAAACTACTGAAGCTTGAAGGAAATTGTTTATCCTCTTCTCTAATTTAGCATCGAATCCAGAGAATAAATTAAGTGATCCTCCGAAGTTAACCCCATGATCTAGGTATAATACTTCAGTAAAATCCCCATCATGATTGATTTCTACGGATAGATTTTCTGACCACGTTCTTGCCCAACCCCATCCGTGTGAGTTTTCTTTGCGTGGTATTTTATTGAATGTTCCTGTTATCATAAGTCTTTGTCCCATTTTCTGTAACTGTCTATTGAATCATAAAGTGATTCGTCTTTTAATATTGGTTCTGCACCAACATTCCAAAATAATATATTCTTTCCTGTGTTCTTTGGTATGTATCTCCATGCCTTAGCATCGTATGTTCCTATGCTTGGGAATGGAGGCATTTCTTCTTCTTTAATGCTTTTTGTAAATGCTTCTGGTGCACTAATCAATTCTGCTCTACCACTTTCGCCTGCCTTCATATTCCTCGCCACAGCCACTGCAGTAAATTTTGCCTCTGGCCATGCGATCTGGAGTGCACGAGAGAGAACTCCCGTTGATATAACTGTATAAACTTCTGTTGGGTGCACGAGGGTGCGCGCTATCTTTATGAAGCCTGCAGTGACTAATTTATGCTTCAAACCAAGAGGAATAAAGTAATATCCGTTCTTTTTAGCGTCTTCGGCAGCGATTTTGTTAAGATTTGGCATTGCAGCTATGCGATGGAAGCTTACTTTAGCTCCTTGTTCGATACAACACGCTTGATGGTGTGATATTCTCTTACTTGAAGGCATATATAAACGTACTTGTTTATTATACCTTTTAGCTGCTTGCAAGATACAAACTCCAGCAAGACCAGTTCTTGGTTGAACGTATGCAACTGTGTCTTCTTTTATAGTTGACATTAGTAAATCTGCAGCTCTTTGTTTTGAGCCTGTAATCATATCATCTCGTACTACTCGAATACCATCATGAATTGTTTCCACGATTGGTGGATTTGGATCTTCCCAACCCTCAGCCAAATTCATATAATATTCAATAGCTTCACTAGGTTGCATCATACCAACATCTTTATTAAATCCATCGGTGATGTGTTTATTATGACTCAAGTTTAAACTCCTTAGGGAAAATCCAATCTCTTGGAATTCTCTTTGTTGGTCTTTTAGCTCCATGAGATATTGCCATATGCTTATAAAAGAAACATGTCTTATCTTCAATGTTTAACCATTTTTGTTCTGTCATAGGATTTCTAGGATCCTCAACCAATTGTTGCATTTGATCTAACCATACTTCGCCTTGAGCATTGGTTGGAATGAATTTACCAGCTGGATCGATTTCATATTTAACTTTTCCGTTTAAACTTTTACCACCAAATATTTGTTGCATTCCATCAAAATGTCCTGTTCCTCCGAATAATACGGATTCAGGATCAACTTGATTTGGCCAAGTCATGGCCATATATCTTGCGAAATTCTTACATGGATATAATGGAGATCTGAAACCTTCTTCTTTAAAATATGTTTCGAAACGCTTTGCGAGTTCCATCATAGTCCAAGGTTTTTGTCTTTCATCTAATACATGTTGCATTTTATGTGCGCATTTGAGTGGTGCATCTATTAACCATTGAGCAACTTTAGTGCCCTTAGGATAATAGATCTGAAATAAATCTGATCTTGCATGACGATTCCTTTCGAATCTTTGTCTTAGTCCTTCTTGACCGTTATCGTGTAATGCTTTAAATGTTCCCCAATGTTCATTCGAAAACGAATATGCGATAGTATACCATATCTTATGGAAGTTATCGACAGGACTATATTTGAAGAAATCAACATAAGGATGTTGAGACCAATGCAATCTGTGTGAGAATATTTGAAAATCGTCTCTAAGTAAATCGTCTTGTCTTGCATCAAACTTATCGCAGAATTCAAAGAACTTTGCTTTACGTTCATCAAGAGTATATTCTTGCATCCATGTATCTGTAGGCTTATTCTTCTTCATAAGAACCTCAGAAGTATTAGGATATATTATATTGTGTTCGTTAGGAAACAGAACCATAGGACCTCACCATTGCTTGATATTCATCAATGCTTACATTGTTATCGTTTAAAACTTTTAAATCTGAAGGATGTGATTTCATTCCGTTGAATGTTTCTATTAGACCTAAATCTAACATAGCCTTTTGCCTTCCTCTTGGATGGTCTTTAATATTACTTGATGACCATAATTTGTCATAATCTAAATGTGCATAATCTGCACCAGGACGAACATAATTTTCAACCCATCGTATGTAATCACAACATACATCTTCGGCATTATACGGTACACTTCCTGTATCTTCATATATTTGCATCATTACTTCGTCTAAAAACTCTTCTTTCTTTAATTTATTATTATTCGTTGCGAGGTATGAAATACATTCTACTGCGTTTGTACCGTAATAAAACATACTTTCTTTGTTCACAAATTGTGGGAACCAATCGGCAATATCTGCAACAACTGCTGCATATTGAAATGCGTATCTTCTTAATCCATGTTCTTGATTCCAACTTAACATGAATTCTCCTACTTCTCTGAGATCTTTTCGAGGTCCATCTGTTAAGAATAGCGCTAAAACTTCTGCTAGCTTAGGAGCATATTCGCATAAGAAATAATCTCCACCTTTCTTGTATTCACTCGTAGGTTTTGGAAATGCTGGAAATTGATATCCAACAGAAGTATAAAAAGGTTTACCCATTTTACCTTCAGCTTTAATAATCTTTTTCATATCTTCTATATTATCTGCTAAATGTAATTTAAACAATAGCG